AGCAAGAGAACGTCCAACTAGGTGTACAAGCTCTTGGTGCGGTAGCTGGGGCTGGATTACAGCAATCCTATCAAACTAAACAAGCAGAAGCATATACGAAATCAATACCGGGATTTTCTGGTCAGGCAGAAAAAATGAAAGAGATGGGTATGTCTCCGACTGCTATAGCAGATGAAGCTAAATTGCATATGCAGACCATGTCTCAGGTGTCTGGAGAGTTGGCAAAAGAGGGAATTATTTATGATCCATATTCTATGAATATAGATGATATTGCACAAAGAGCCGATAAACAAAATATTGACCTATATTATGAAGGAGAAACCCAAGCTACGCCAGATATGCAGCAATCAGAAGATTCTGCACCGCCAGTAGCACCATGGGTGCAAAGAATAAAAAAGAGTATTGGAGTTGGTAGTGCAGAACCACAGCCAGAAGTAGAAAAGCCTACAGAAAAAGTAAAACCGGGGTATCCTTCGGAGTTTTATAAAACTATGACTACATCACAAATGAAAGATAAATATATAAATGATCCTAAGTTTAGGGATTATATTGGTGATGTTCCTATATGGAATAGAATGATAAAAAATTAGGGGTTATTAATGGCAGAAACAATAGCACAAGATCAACAATCTCTTCAGCAGGTTCAGCAGCCCACATCAATGAGAGGTATTGATCCTCGAAAATTACAAGCATTTTTGGTACAAGAACATTATCAAAATAAAATAAATACTGTTCTAGGAGAAAATAGTCCAGAAGCAATTGATGTATTTAAAATGGAAGGACTGACTTGGAAAGAAAAATATACTGAAGCTAAAGCAAGAACAAGTCCTTTGGTTGATGAAATGGATAGATTTTTAATAAGAGGAGAATCTGTAAAAAAATTAGATGAATTTTATTTAGCAAATCAACACAAGATGACTCCGGGAATAAGAGCTGTTTATAGGCAGAATAGAACAGAATTAGGAAATATAGAAGCAAATAAAAAGGCACAAAAGCTTAATTTAAATAGACAAGAACGGGCTAAGTTTAATTTAGATATGGAAAATCAATCATATATGGATAAGGCACATTCATCACTTAAAGTTATGGTAGAAACCATAGCAGACAATCTTGAGTATACCCAAAAATATACGCCTGAAATGATTGAAGAAATGAAAATAATAGAAACAGAATTACAAAAAGATTTGAATTATTGGTCTGTTGACCCAGAAACAGGAGAAAGAAATCCTAGAGGGAGTGATGAACAGATACAAAAGTCGTTAAATAAAATATCTGAAAATATAAATTTTCCTAAAAAATTTGAATTTTGGGATGAAAATTTATATGGAGGGAAAGGGGGCTATGATGAAATAGATGCTACCAGTGACCCTTATGCTGCAAGAGAAAGATGGGTGCTTCAACAAATGAAAATTGTTGAAAAAGCAAGAGATAATATAAATAAAATAAGAGTTTTTCAGCCAGATATAGAACGTGATATAAGTCCTGAATCTGATGCTTTTACAACACAAAAGCCAAAAGTTAATTTACAAAATTTATGGAATTTAGATGGTTCTCCTCAAAAATGAATGAACAAAGATTAAAATCATTACATTCTGCATTACCTGCAATGAATATAGATGATATATCCTATGAAAATTTTAGGGCAGGAATGTCTAATCCAGAAAATAGAGCTAAATTTTTTGAATCAATATTACCTTATATTGAACAAAATATGACACTTGAACAATTTGAATCTGAGCTAGTTGGAAGTGAAGAAACTCCTTTAGGTAGAGAACCTATAGAGCCAATGTATCAATATCATAAAAACCAGCTTGATCATTATGGTTTAAGTGATAAAATAGATGAAGACAAGGTTACATTGGACGATCTTCCTATATCAGATGCTGAGAAAGAGAGGTTAGGCTCGGCAACAAAATACAAGGATTTATCTAAAGATACAGCAGGACAGCTTCAAATGTTGCGTGGTGATCAAATAAAAGCCATGAGAGAAAGGGAGAAGAATAGGGGCTTTTTTAAAAAGTTTATGGGAAGCCTTGTTCTAGGAACTGGTGATTTGCAAGATATGGCTGGTGGTGCTTTAGATTATTTTGGTTTTGATGAAACGGCTAAAAGTATTAGAGATAAAGCCAGAGAAGTTCAGGAGTTTTATACTACAGAAGAACATATGAAAGAGTTTGAGTGGAGTGATGTTGCTGATCTAGATTTTTGGTCATCAAAAGCTCCAAGAATGATACCCACTATAGCTTCTATTATACCTGCAGCAGTAGCAGGTGGGGTAGGGGGTGCAGCTCTTGCTGGGAAGATTGGTCTTGGTGTGGTTGGCACTAAAGTATCAGCAGCAGTTGGTGCTGCAATATCAGCACGCCCAATAGAAAGCTTAATGGAAGGTGCTGGTACATTTAATAAATTAAAAGATGAGGGTTATGCTGAAGAGGTAGCAGCAGAAGCAGCAAGGGATGTATTTTATGATAATATGAAATTAGTAGCAGCTGATGCCGGGCAATTTTCATTAGCACTTTTAAAAATACCTGCCCCAATGAGAAAATCAATGGGTAAATATATTACAAATGCGGTAAAAGTTGGCAAAATTGGTGTTGCTGGTGGATCAGAAGGTTATGAAGAGGTATTACAGGGTTATATTAGTGAGCTTGCAGAAAAAAATGCTAAAGGAGAATTACCGCCAGAGTTAAGAAAATATTTATACTTATCATCTCCAGAAATAAAAGAAATGTTTGCACTAGGAACTCTTGCAGGTATTGGTATGGATGTAGTGGGTGGTGCTTTTAAAGGTAGACTTGATAAAAATGAAGTTGATAACATAGTAAATGAAAAATTAAAAGTAACCAAAGAAGAGCAGAAATCATGGGAAGAAGAATTAGCTAAACCCCCCACAGAGCCAGCAGTAAAAGAGAAAGAAAAGCCAGTAGAAAAAGAGACGGCAGTAGAAGAGACGGTTATAACAGAAAAAGATATAACTAAAAAAGATGTGATAAAAGAGGGTGATATAACTAAGGGTGAAGTTAAAGTTGAAGAAGATGAAAATATAGTTTCAGAAGAAGAAGTTGACATAGACCCAGAAGAAGGGGTTAAAGAAGTTACTAATTTCTTTCAGGCACTTGATCCAAAAACAAAAATCAGCTGGTCAGATGAATTAAGAACATTACAGAATGAAATAGAAGACCCTAAAAGTGATGTGACAGCTGAAAGTGCATTAGCAAGTATTGAAGCAGCTGGGTATGATCCTAAAAAAGTAAAACCATCAGACGTATGGGTAAAAGGTAGTACTGTTCAGGAGGTAAAAGATGGTGTTGTAATTGATCAGATTAAGCTTTATAAAGGTGCAGATATTGGTACAGTAATAGAGGAAAGATCAGAGAGTTGGTATAAAAGGCAATCACAAACAGACTCAGGTTTTGAATCTAATATACAAAAAGAAAGAAAGAATTATGAAGAATCTACTGGTGAAAAAACTACTGAATCTGATCTTGAATGGTTTAGTACATTAGCAAAACAAAATGCTGTTGGTGGCACGATATCTGGTAAGCTAAGTAGAACCCTTAAAAATCTTTTAAATAAATTTAAAGAATATGCTGAAGCATTAGTTAAACAGTCAGAGAAGTTTAAAACACTCGTTAAAGAAGGTAAAGTCTCACCAGAGTTAAAAACATACTTAGATCAAAGTGTATTAGCTAAAACGCCAACAGTAGATATGGCTGGTAATCAGACTTTTGAAATGGTTTTAACTGATAGAGCTAAATTGGTACAAAAAGTTCCAGAGCTTAAACCGATACAAAAATTTTTAACAGATAAAGAAATTAGTGAATTAAGCAATGTTACTAAGCCAACTTTACAAAAAATAGTTGATCAATATAATAAATTAAAACAACAAGGTGTAGAAAAAGATATGCCAGCAGCGGCAATTGCAGGCATATCTAAGAGAGGTTGGTATAAAAATTCAGCTCAAGCTATTGTTGATGCATTTGGATCAGTAGATGGATTTAGATTTGCATCATTATTAGCAGCTACAAGCCCACAAACAAGTGTAGAGTCCAATTTAAAAAACACATTAAATATCTGGAAAAACTGGGATGCAGCAGGTAGACCAACAGATAAAAATGCTATTTTAGATATTATGGGAGAAAGCGTTGAAGGTGAAAAGGGTAAAGATAGTATATTAGAAGCTTGGGTTAACAATAGTTTACGAAGTTTACAAACAAAAGATGTAAATGATATAAGGTTGTCTGGTGCTAAAGTGGATAGTTTTTTAAGGAATCTTACTGGTAATCCTACTGAGGTTACTAATGATACTTGGATGGCTAATTTTGGAAATGTTTCGCAAGATGAATATTTTGCTGCAAGGAAAACAGCTCAAGTTGTAGATAAAACACCAGATACTAAGGGTGAAGTTGGTGTTAAAAGTGCAGGATATTTAGCATTTAATGCTATAGTTAGAAAAACAGCAAACAAGTTAACTAAATTAAATCCAAGCAATCCTTGGACTCCAGCAGAGGTTCAAGAAACCGTATGGAGTTGGTCTAAAGCGGCTCTTGAGAGGAGAAGGATTGGTGGAAGATCAATTGAGCAGTTGGTTAAAGAGGGAGAAATAACTGATGCAATGATAGCAGAAACACCTGATTTTGCTAAATTGTTAAAGATACCAGAGTTTAATAATATATTAAAAGGAACAAAGTATGAAAAAAGGATCGAAAAACTCAAAGAAAAAGGACAGATCGCAAGAGATGCAAAACTTGATGAGAAACAATCCAGAAATCTTAGTAGAGCTGCTCGAAGGTTGGATAAAATCTTCAGAAAAAGAAGCATCAAAGAACTCTCAGTCCAGTCAACAAAAAATATCTCCTATGAGAGAGTCAATAATTTCGACAGGGGGGGGATTTACAGAAGAGCAACTGGACTTTATAGAAACAATAACCTAGGCAAAGTTAGAACTTACAGCCTTGATAAAAAGTTTAAAGAAAAACTAAACAATATAGGTTGTTCACATTTACCATTTTATGAGCTAATTGGAGATGGAAGAGAAAAAACATTTTATAATGCATTAAATACTGTAAAAAAAGAAATGGGTGATTTTGGTGCAAGTGTAGATATTTATGCTACACCAGAAGAATACTCTGGATTAAAACTATTTTTAAGTAATGATAAAAACTCAGGGTTTGCTATTAAAGAAGATGGCGATATAGTTGCAGTATTCAATTCAAATAAAAACAGACAAACTAAGAAATCACATTTATTAACTGCACAACTAGCACTAGCTGTACAAGCTGGTGGTAGAAAGTTAGATGCTTTTAATATATATCTAACTGATATATATACAAAATTAGGCTTTAGACCAGTATCCAGAGTTAAATGGAATGATAAATTTGCTCCAGAAGGATGGAATAAAGAGCTATTTAAGGGGTATAACAATGGCAAGCCAGACGTATATACATATATATTTGATCCAACCTTTAATCGAAAAATACCTGCCGTTAAAGATATTAAGCCATTTAATAATTATGATCAGGCAATACAATATCAGCAGGACAAATTAAATGAATTAATACAGAATCCAAATAGAAAAACTTTTGAATTAGAATTAATTACTCCACAAGAATTAAAAGAAATACGAATACAGGAAAGAAAAGACAGGCAGGCTAAAATACAACAAATTAGAGAGCTGGATGCGAAAGAGGAATCAAAGATGATTCCAGAATTTAATCGTAAAAGAAGAGCTTATATTGATTTGGATGGTTTTGAAAGGGGTCAGGTTTCTGATAGAATAAGAAAGCTTACCACTAAAGAAGAAAGGGAGATTATGCCATTCTTAATGGAAAAAACTTTAATTCCAGATGAGATGGGCAGACCTGATTTACAAAATCTAATTAATGATCCAACGGTAAGAAAAAAATTAAAACCTCATGTTGATGAAATGAGGAAGATGTTTGATAAATATTGGCAGAGACAGGTTTCATGGAACAAAGATTTAACTGATTTTGAAAAAGAAAACTATATAACCCATATCTGGGATGTTCCAAGGAATAAAAAAACAGATGTAATGAATTGGTTTGCTACCCATAATAAATTTCAGAAAAAAAGATACATTTCTACTCTTTCTGAAGGGATAAAAGAATGGGGTTTAAAGCCAAAGTTTAACGATATTTTAGATGTTTTTAATACCTATGCTAACCTGACAACAAATGTACTGGCTAATAAACAATATGTAAAAGATATAAGAGGACTTGAAAAGAATGGTATATCACTTATATCTATGTCTAAAGATATACCCCCAGAATGGAAACCAATAATAAACCCAGCAATGTATAATAGTCATACTGGTCAATATTTTAAGGTTCATCCAGATTTAGAAAATAAATTAGGTGTTGTTTTTGACAGCAGAATATCATTTGATAATTCAAGAGCATTAAAAGCTTACGAAGGAATAAATGCTGTTTTTAAAAAAGCACAACTTAGTTTATCATTGTTTCATCATCTTGCATTAACAGAATCAGCTCTTGTTATAGGGGGGATAAAATCTACAATAAAAATGTGGGCAGGAATACCAGTTGAGTCTATGTGGAAAGGGAAGAAAGGTGCTTGGGTAAATGCTGAAATGGCAAAAGATGGTATTAAAAATGGATTACAACTTGGGGCATCAGCAGATATTCCTGTACAATCTATAAATGGTATGCTTGCTACAGCAAGGGCTAAGACTAATAATGTGCCGTTTTTAGGTAAGCTTACTAAGCTATTAGAAACTGCAAATGAAAAATGGGATGCTGTATTGTGGGATTGGATGCATGATGGTTTTAAAGTGTTAGCTTATGAAAATCTTGTTTCTAAGGCTGATCCTAACAAGGTAGACATGAAGACCTATAAAAGAGAAGCAGCTCAACTTGTTAATGATACTTTTGGTGGGCAAAATTTTGATGTGTTAATGGTTAATCCTAAAACAATTCAAATTGCATCATGGACTTTATTATCTCCAGACTGGACAGTATCAACTATACGACAAGCTTTAGCACCAACAAGCTTTGGGTCGGTAATGAAAACACCAGAAGGTAGAAAAATTAGAGCTAAAGCTGGTGCGGCATTCTGGGCTAAAGCAGGATTATACAGTTTTGTTTTTGTTAATTTATTAAATTATCTTAACAGAAAAAGAGATATGGAAGAAAATCCTCAATATTACCCTGAGTTTAAAGAAGTAGATCCTACGTTTTGGGATTATACAATGTTTGGTAATACTGCTGGAAATAAAACATATTTATTTGGTGGTAGATATAATGATAACAGAGAAGAATATGTTCGTTGGGGTAAGCAGTTTAGAGAATTGTTTGAATATTTTTATGATGATACTGGTATTAATATACCAAAAGCTGCAATTAATAGAATTGGGGCTAAAGGAAGTCCTAATGTACAATTAGCATTTCAAATGTTTTCTGGAGAAACTCCAAGTGGTTTTAAAAATTATGATCTTAAAGACAAAGATGGAATAGATTGGATTATGGGTGCAACTAAGACCTTGTCCAGACAATTATTACCTTTCAGTGTACAAGGGATATTTAGAGATGATAAAGAATTTAGATGGTATAATATGGCATTCCCAAGTAAAGCTGGGACATCTGAACCACAGTTGGAAAATTTATTATATAGAAGATTAAAGTCTGCAATACGATGGGGTGATGGAGTTCTTACTGATAATGTAGTAAGAGAAATTGGGATAGATGCATTAAGAAATGGTATATTGCCACATAAATTAGGGAAAAATGTTACAAGCAGATTAGCATCTGAGTTTGGTAGAGAAATTAGGGAGGGATTAAAAACACCAGAAGATTATATAAAAAAAGCTAACGAATTGCCAGCAGGTAAATTAAAAGCTCAATTATTAACAGAAGCAGCAATGATAAAAAACAAAAATGCCCTATTAAAAGCCGCATATTCTGGATTAAAACAATTGGAAATTGATTTTAAAAAACACAAAATACTGAATAAAGAATTATATGAAAACTAATTTATAGCTGGGAAACCGAGGGATAGGGGGTAGCTACGCAAGGGGCTGCCCCTAAATTTAGGAATATATGGACATACAATTATTACAAGAGGTAGGACTGCCGGTAGCTGGTGTACTAGGGCTTTCGTGGTTTATATTAAGACTGGTTAAGTGGATGCAGGACTCACTGATTAAAGGACTATTGGATAGGCATAGTGAGCTTGTCCGTGAAATTCACGAAGTAAAAACAGAGGTCATTGCTGATAATGAAGATTTAAAAAAAACTGTTTCTATTCTGCACGATATAACAGTTAAGCTGATTGATAATGAAAAGGCTAATGAAATTAGATTGCGAGAGCTTTGTTCCAATTTACAAATCATGTTAAAATTCGTTAATAAAAATGGGGGTATAAAGTGATGATCCAGTCTGCTCTTGTGGGGTTGGTATTAAAAGCTGTTAAAAAAGAATTAATAAATGGTATAGTGGAAAAGATTAAGCCACTAGAAAAATATGTACATGAAGAGAATGAACTAGATAAAGAATTAAAGGATATTAAGGTTAGATTGTCCGCTGTCGAGGGACTTCTAACCAATGATAATACTTGATTTTTCTTGCCTGAACGAATGCGACTTGAATCGCATAATCGTATAGCATTCAGTTATACGATCAAACACCCTTGACCCATACGTATTAATAAATTGCTTTGCATCCAGATTGGTTGTAATAATCGTTTTGGTATATTCATATTTACGAATATAATCATGTCGATCCTCAATGATGCCTGAAAAGTAATCATGGGATGCATCTGTGCTAGGCTTTTCATCACCAAGGTCATCCAGTATTATAAAATCTGAATGTGTTATTGATCTCCTCAACTTGTCAAGGGCTTGGCTTCTATCGGTATAGTCAGCACCAAGCAAATTTAAATAATCCCTATAATGCTTTCTAGCTGATATAGTTAGATTGTCAACTCGATCTGGAGATATTTGCCCAGAGGTGAGCATATTTTTTGCTATAATTTTAGCCAAACAAGTTTTACCAGAACCGACATCTCCTTGAAATAAATAATGAAATGGCTTATCACTTTTTAAGTCAGCAGTAACTTTCTTGAGAATTTTTGGATTATTTTTTATATAGCTTTTAGGCAGTTTCATTTATTTCCTCAATTATAATTTCAGTTCTAGGCTTAAAGCTATATTTTTTTGATACTATTAATACTGCAACCTGCGAATCATCATTATAAAAAACTGAATTTAAGCTATCTAACACATATTTCGCATAATTATCTGCATCTGGACGTGTTATACAATACTTTGGAGCATTTGGTTTTAACTGACCTTCAAATTTACCTGTTCTCAAGAACTTCTTTGGGTAAGGCATATAAAACCCTGCTTGAAGAGAGATCGCTCCAGCAAAGGGCTTCTGGGGGGCTTTATCGTGAACCAGTGCCAAGAAGTCTGCTTTATCACTAGCAGAAGGGTCATAATTGCGAATAAACTTGCCAACACTAGTACTTCTATGCCTTTTTTGGGCTTTAGGGTTTCCAAGCACAGTTATCTCTATTTTCATATTTCTATATCTTTTTGTATTTTATAACCAACGCAACATTTTTTGGCAATTTCCATTGCTGACCGCAACCCTCACACTCCCATATCGAAGCAAGGGACTCATTAGAATAATAATAACTGTTTTTCTCCATACAGTCATCATATTCACCACCACAGGTACACTGGACAGAATAAGTTTCGGGATATATTTGTTTTGACTTTATTGTTTTTGGTTTCATTTTAAACCTCTCTTAAAAAAAGGCAAGCCAGAATTAACCAGCTTGCCTTAATGCCGGAAGTAAAAGGACAAGCTAAAACTTCCAGCTGGGTTGAACGCTCTCTCTACAAATTATCATCAAACCCTTCGACCATGGAGTAATCAAAATTATCATCAACAGTATAACCAGCTTCAGGTTGAATGGTGTTTGCTTCAGCTTCAGCTTCAGCTTCCTTCACAATCACTTCAGTATATTCTTCTCTTTCAGCTGGTGGTATATCATCAATATGAGCTGCTTGTTGCATCAGCAGTGCTTCAGAAGTTGTAGCCTTGGGCAGCTTCTTGTCGACCAGCTGTCTTATCACCGTCTTGATAGCCATGGCATCAAAGTCAGTGACCCAAGGCGAATCTTTAGACTTGTAAGCTTTACTGTAATGTTTCATATGTTTAATGATTTCATCTTTAGTCATCACAGTTAAAGCTTTACCACCCTTTTTCATTTCTGCATATGCGTAATATGCATATGGTTCGCCACGATCCCGAAGCAGATTAGGTTCATGCTGAAAGTCCTGATCAAATCCTTTTTTATATACCAATTTGTCATTTGCACAAATTTTATCAAAGTCCATAGATCGAATCATACCAGAGTTCCAAGCTAGTTTTAACAAGCCCCTGTACTGGATTAAAAATTCTACCCTTTTACCATAAGGAACTAATGCAGCTTCAGACAATGGTGAGTTAGGTTCTAGTCCAAACCTAGCAGACTCCATCATAGCCTTAATTAGACTGCCTGCATCACATTGTTGAAGCTTATTATTCATTTTAACAGCTATTAAACAAGATGAGACAAACCTGCTAGAACTATTGCCTTGTGGCAACAATGATTTAAACGTGTTTTCCCTGCTCTTTATGAGATCATAAATTTCACCTGTTTTTGTTGTTGGTGCTTTAGCTGATTTTTTAGCAACAGCCATTGTTTTTTTATCCATTGTTTTCTCCTATTTTTTTTAAAACAAACCTTCTTGATCCAGACACTGGATTCAAATATTTTTTATAGATGTCTGGGTTATTCTTTTTAAAAGCTTTCATATCAAATTTAGAACTATCTTTTGACTGCTTCCATGTAGCGACTGGGATGCCATTATACTCCAAGGATTCATTAGCACCCATTTGATCCATAACAACCAATTGAATCTCTTTATACTTAGAATCATATTTACTCTTTAAGGATTTGTATCGATTCATGTCCGAAATCATATTATATATAACTTCATCAGCATTCATAATAGATTCTGGATCAGCCTGATTATATATTTTCTGACAGTCTTGGATTGTAGTTGGTGGTGGTGGTGTACCCTTTTTAACATACTGCTTCCAGAAATACACCAGTTCTTCTCTCATCTTGGCTATAAATTCGTCATCCCTGTTATACTTCTCTACGACTAATTGTTTTGAAAACCCAAGAACTAAAACAGCAAAATAAATATAGTCAACATTAGACACCATCATCTGGTGTTGCAGTTGGGCGAAGTAATAGTCAGGAATCTCTCCATCCCACTTACCCATAGTTTTATATTCAACAGGGACTTTCTCTCCCACAACCATGCCATCCAGATTGGTAGTTAAAAAATCATATTCATCATCAATACGGATTTTATTATCGTTCAAAACTTTAAGACCAGTCTCTTCCATAAACAACTTCTTAATAACAGGCTCTAAATCCCTGCCAAGTCTCATGTTTAAATTATCTTCAACTGGATCAGCATGACCAATCTTTTCAAGCCATACATCGGTGGGTGTCTTCCATGGATTTAAACCTATAACAGCACCAGACTCTGATGCACCTATAGATTGTTCTCTTTTTGCCAACCATTCACCATGCGACATGGTTGTTGTCTGTATTGTTTTCAATGTTCAACCCTCTCTTTTTAGTTCACAAAATAGTATTATAGTTTACACTAGTTAACTATAACTGTACAACAATTAATCTTCAGGAATGATTAATTGTACTTTGTGTTCATGGGCTACGTTAGAAGTAGACCGATCTGTAAATAGTCTCATTTTATTGATCAGCATATTCATAAGACTGATATAGTTTTTCATACTGGCAGGTTTATCAAACATGGCTCTGTAGTCCAGTGATGACATCGCCTGCATCATTCTCATAAGTTCAGACATCATGGATGTCGATAGGTATTTCATGCCCTGATCTATTAATGCGGATTGCTGTTGTTTAAGATCATCCCTGCGTTGCCACCATTTAGTTAATGTTCCTGCAGGAACGCCTAGCATACGACTTATGGCGGTGTATCTGGGGATCAGTTCACCTTTATCATTCTCGTGTTGAAATACTTCCATAAACAGTATACCAAAGTGTTGTTCATCTAGCCTGTACTTACCTCCCCTTGCCCTTCTGGATTGAATTAATGGTAGCTGTTCATCCACAAAGTCATCCTTGGCTATCTCTTTGACATACTTCATCACAGCAGTTTCATCAGCACCGCCCACGCCAAACTCTTTAGCTTGTTTGATTATACCTTCTTGATCCCCTAAAATATCAGCAGGATCACCCATTATCTGATTAAATGCAGAAGGCTTCCGATCCCGTTTCTGGGCAGAAGCCTTCTTCTTAATTGCTTTCGCTCTCTGTTTATCCATGAGGATAATTTACAATGAATAATCCTCATAAGCACGATCAATCATATCCTGCGTTATACCAATGTAACGCATGGTTACGGCAGGACTAGAGTGGTTCAGCATTTTCATAACCAGAGATATGTTTTTGGTTTTAGCATAGATATGGTAAGCCAGAGTCTTACGCATAGAATGAGTCCCGAAGTTCTCAATCCCTGCATCTTCGGATGCCTTCTTCAAAAACTTCCAAGTGGTGACACGATCAATATGCTTGTCAGGATTCCGAAATGACATAAACAGCCAGTCATCCATCTGCATTTTCCACTCACCGATATATTTAAGCAGGGAGCTTTCCAATTCGTAGTTGATCCTGATCTTGCGATAGGACTTGGTTTTCTTTTCCTGCAACTTGATGTAGTCTCTGATATTCCCATTGGAGTCCATTACATCCTTAACTTTCAAAGTAATAATGTCGCTTACTCGCAAGATCGTATTGATCCCGACCTTGAATACCATAGCATTGCGATCATTCTGCTCTTTTAATACATCGTATAGCAATACGATCTTTGATTTTAATCTGATTGGTTCTACTGTCATTTGATCTCCTATCCGTATACGATTTTATCAAACAAGGCATACTGGAGTATGAAATCAGAATCATCAGCATCCCAGTCGAACAAATGAAATTCATCTTGAATCTCTTTATGTCTAGGATAATGAATCTTTTCATACCATTTCTGGATACCTTTTACCAGTTTGTTTTTAGTAAGCATTAACCCTTCATCATCGTGGGTAATGATTATAAGCTTACCACCCTGACTAACTACATCAGATGAATATCGACAACCTTTATAATCATTGCCCACAACTTGGACTTTATTGATCCAGTAGTTACTGCCACCCTCAAAACACGTGGACAATATATTATCAAGATCGCTCTGTTGTACGCCCAGTTTAATTAATATGTTCATCTCTATGTTATACATTTTCTTGTCCTTTCTATAGTTTAGATATATAATAAATTGATTTCAGGAGACTGTAGCATATCCCGTACAGAATGAAATATAGTATTAATGAGTCTATCATTTTCTTGTCCTTATTTAGTTTCAAAAACTGATTCAGATTCCCTCATCAGCACCAGACCAACTGGTGGACAGCCCCGAAGGGCTGTTTCGGGATGTTATTGTACTTTCTCCTCTTTAACTTCATCCAGAATATGATCAGCAATCTCTTCCCAGTTAACCATAGCGTATGCCCATGATAGCATGGATTCGTTGTATTGATCTTGCTTTGGCTTTTGATCCAACATATAGTTCTTAATGAAATCAGCCAATTCAATTATTCCATGACCATTTTTACTAGCCGTTTCTTCATCTGGGAACAGGCAAACTTTAGCCCAATCCATGAAATAACTTCTTGTGCCTTCATCATTGTCAATCATGCTCATGACTGTATGCGTGACCTTATTGGTATAGCCATAGTATTTCTGCTCTTCAATCATCTGGTTATGCTCTTTAGCAATTTCATTGCATCTATCAGCTACATCAGAACACTTCAACAACTCTTTTCTGATTTTCAACTGATCCTCAAGCTTGAGAGATTTCTTGAGATGCGATTGCAGTACGCCAAATAATGATCTCACTACAAATCTCCAACTAGGTGTTAGGTCTATTTCAAATGTTTCATTCTTCATCGTTTTCTTGTCCTTTTTTTTATGTTAAAAAACTTCTAATTCATCAGCCATTGTAATCATTGCATCATGGCAGTATTCTAACTGTTCAACCTCTTCAGAAATTGTTTCATAAATCGGCAAATGCTCCATGTATGCACATTCTAGATTACTTTGCTTTTCCTGTTGTTCTTCCATGATCTCTTGAATCACGTTAATAGCTTTTTCTACTGATTCTCGTTGTTTGATAGTCATTTTGCTTGTCCTTTTAACTATTTTCAAAATACGCTGTTTAAAGCGTTGGTCTGCTCTCATCAGTACTTGGTGACCAATCCAAGTAGATCGGGGCATATAGCCCCGATTTCGGCTGTTATTTAGCCATTCTACTTTCAACATCACCTCGCAGTCCATCCCAGTACATCTCTTTAACATCGTCTGACCACTGGCTGTATCCTTTTTCTCCCTCACTCCCTTCACAGGCTGATCCAGATGAGTTATCTATTATGTCATCAGCTAGAATCTGGATAGCTTGATCATAGCTATTCACTTTTATATCGTTACAGTTTTTAACCATGTCCAGAGTCATGTCCTTAATCATTGTGAATGCAGAGTGCATTTTAAGTTCCAGACGTTCAGCCCGATCCAGTTTACTCTCACTGCAAGTTTCCCAATCTTTGACATCATATTTGTCCTTAATGATGTTCCAGATGGCTTTGAAAGTGTTTTCATTAATTATAGTATGTTTAAATTCCATCGTTTTGTCCTTTTAGTTATTTCAAAATTGGCTTGTCTCTTCAGTACCATGGTAGCCAACCATGATAGACCCGTCAGAGACGGGTTTCGACTGTTATTTGGTTACCAAGTAAATGGTGTTCTGGATTCCTTTTTGACTGCCCTAACCAGACCATTAGTCATGTTATCACCATCTTTGATTGCTATCTCTGAATTATGGTCGTATTCATAGTATAGGTCGTACATTGTAGGATTTGCACTTACTACATCTAAATTGTATCCAGATTTTGCACTTGGATATAGTTTAGTTATTAAATGACATTCCCATATTACTATCTGGTTATCGGTAGATTCATAAGTAAATTCATATCTGGGGTCATCTATGTCTACTCTAGCCAATTCAGTAATCTCACATTTCATTGAATATCTATCAAAGAAAATGTTAATATCATACATTGTATCATTAACTTTAAGGCTATTCCAATAGTCTACACCTTTTAACAGTTCAATCTTGGCTTGATCATCATTAGGATGTGCATGGTCTACCATAGCCATCATGCCTTTGAATATGTTTTGAGAATACACTTTAAGCTTACCCAAGTCTTTTGGGTGTAAAATGAATCTCTGGTTATATAATTCGATTATTTCTTGCATTACGCTTGTCCTTTCGTTTGGTTATTAAGTGACTGCTGTACTTCAGCAATCTTGAAATCTTTTCTGAATGAATGCCCTATCTTGTCCTCTACTCGGACATATTCAGACAGCAATTCAGGGTTATGTTTACCTGCTATTTCTAACTGGTGCTTTGGTGCAAATACGCAGAATACACAACTCAATCTGGGCATACCTAGATCGTATGCTTTGTGGTATGGAACGCCAGACTTCCTAATGCGATCCCAGACAGCACCCTCAAGCATATCATGAACTGGTAGCCAGTCGTAGATCACTCTTTTGGTTTTGTTACTGGCTCTCATATTCATCGAGAATGGGATTCTTTTTGCTCTGGCAGGTGATTCCTCTGCCCTGAACCCTAAACAGTTCAGAATGCGTACTCTACGACCCTCAATGCCAGACTCATTGACTAGCCTAGTGAAGACCTTATCGATCTTGGCACGTTTGTGGTCAGATGTACACCATCTACGTGCTGAATCAGGGAACATTCCTTTAGCTTCAATATGATCCAGTAGATCACCTTCTTTCGTTACTCCGTCAACAGCAATGAAACGCAGACCATAGTGATCAGCTTGTTCTTCAGCCAGTTCACGTGTTCCTTGCCATTCTACCTTACCCAGATCAGCATGGACTACTACCATTTTATCCAGATCATAATTCTGCTCTATGGCTTTGTGGTAGACTACGTCAAGCATAGCTTGTGAGTCCTTGCCTGCAGAACTGTTGATCAGGACGATGTCGTAATCACCTAGAGCAATGTGGTCGTTAATTGATGAGTCAAATAGTGACAGTTCCATTAAAAGTACATCCCTACGTAAATCTTTCTATTTGGCTTGACAAATCTCACATTCCCTGTACTGTAATTTTCTACAGCGTAATCTCTGCTTGAGCGGTCATATTCAGCATATCCATAAACAGCTTTAGCTGTTGGGGACAGCTTAAAGAACTCTTCTTTGCTCTTCTTCAAGTCCTTCATTCTAATTTCTGTCACCTGATCGGTAAACTCTTCACCGTACTCGTCAATGGCTTTAAATTCAATTGTTTTATTCATGTCATGTCCTTTCAAATTGTTAATAATGTCAACCAATCCAATATTATAATGAGTAGAATGACATATGCAACAATTAATTTATAATTATTTAAAATGTTGTGTAATACTATATATATAGGATGTTACTATATAACATCTATAACATCTATAACATTACTATATAGAATTATTTATAGTAACATCTCTCTATAGTAACTTCTAGTATCCTATAGTAATAGTAATTGTATATATCTTTATCTTTGTATTTAGACCCTAGCATGGGTCTAGTATGACCCTAGTAAGGGTCTAGTGTAATTACGTAAGGTTCATCTTACATTTGCGATGACCCTAGCATGACCCTTAAATTTTGACAAGGTCGTACCGCCTTCGGTGACCATGCCAAATCATTGCAACATAATAGGTAAATTGTTGCAACATTGGGGGCAATATAGAGGGAAAATGCACCAATACAGGTGTCAAAGTGTACCAGAATACACCCAGATCAGCCCCAGATACAGTGGATATTAGGCACACGATCAGGGCAATGAAGTACCTGTTCCTGATATACCGCACCCACCCACACATTGGGGTCACCCCCCTCGTCATAGATATAACCCCCTCTTACACAAAACGGTAAAAAAACCTTTGGTTTACAAAATTAACCCATTATATATTTCAGTGAGTAGATCATCAGGGATATGGGCTGGTACGCTTCAACATATTTTAGGCAGATATGGCAAAGGTATGCTCTCCGCATAGTCCACATAGCTGCCAGCCCTGCCCCACAAAGAGGGAGTTTTTCTATAATAATGGCTGATTTTAAGACATCTTTAGAGAGTGGTAAAGAGACAGAGAACCTTGTGCTTAAATTAATTAAGAAAAAATATCCTTCAGCCTACATTATTGAGGGATATTGTAAAGAGTATGATATATTTATTCCAGAGGTAGATATTGGTGTTGAGGTTAAGCAGGACAAGAAGAGTATGTATACGAATAATTTGGTAATAGAGATAGAATTTGGAGGTAAGCCTTCGGCATTGTCTACAACCAAGGCTGATTGTTGGGTATTTTATGATGGTAAAGAGTTAATCTGGATAACCCCGAATAAATTGCGATGGCTTACTAGAGATATGCGACCAGCGGTATTTGTTGGTGATGGTGATACGGTTAAGAAGAAGGCTTATTTGGTTAAGAAAGATTTAATAAAAGAGAACTCTGTAAACAAATTCCATTTAAAGAAGTGTCAGTTGTGCAGGCGTATGCGTAAGTCTGGATATGTATCTGGTTGTTCTTTTTGTGGTAGAGAGAATGTTTGTTTAGATTGTTATAATAGGCATTTGCCTAAGTGTAATCCAGATGTGTATAATTATCAACAACAATTAAAAATGGAGCATAATGATGCTTAAAGACCCGTCTGAAAGAGAAATTCCAGTTATGTTTGTTGATGATGGCGAAATATGTGAACATGGTCAATTGGGTGATGAGTGTAAGTTATGTTATGATGAGATGTATGCAGAAGACCATATTGACGAATTAAAAGAGGGTGATTAATCATAAACTGGAGACGATACTGCTTATGAGTAATTCTAATAGCAAGGCAGAAACAAAGCAGAAACTTATTTTAAGGTCAACTAATGATGGAACGGTAAGGTTGCCTATTGAGTGGCTTGAAGTTTTAAAATGGTCACAAAACTCAGAGATCATTGTAAGTAATGCTTTCTGGGATAATCAGAAAAGATGTCATAAGATAACTTTAGAAAAATTAGACCCAAAGGGCAAGAAAACAAAGGGCAAGTGGGCAAAATAGGGGCATGGTAGCTGACGAAATTAACTTTGGGGGAAAGATTCGCAGTATGAGTACTATGCCCTTAAAATTTAATGAATAAATCTTATCCATGCGAACTATGTGATGGGCATGATGCTGACAGGAGAGAGGATAATATTTATGTTTGTGAAAATTGCGAAAAAATTTTTCCAACACCCACAGAGGATACAATGACTAAAAAACAATGGCTTCGACAGATAATGCAATTTGATGAAAAAGGCAGATCACCTTCAATTTCTAGAGATGTTCCTCTTCAGTATGGCACAAGGATGAAGTGTTTTGAGCTTCGAGGTTATACATGGGGTAAGATGGATAAACTCTATAAAGAATTTTTAGAAAACAAAAGAGAGAAAAAAAATGAAAACAACATTTGATGAAATTATAGAAGTAGTATTAGAAC